CCAGATACAATTCCTCGATAGCAGAGTCTGGAATATCGAGAGAGAGATTCTTGACTTCGGGAGATTGAGAGATCTCGAGAGCATAGCCCTGATGAAGGCGATCGAGCAAAGTGCGGAACTGGCGGCGGTGAGGTGAGAAGTAGGACAGGAGATGGAACTGAACAGATCTAACGAAAAACATGCCAATGCCACCAGCGCCCCATCGGAGTGTGGCGATCATTTTCTTGATCCGAGGGTGACAAACAAAGTGAGAGCGAAATCGAACTGTTGTCATGCTAAGGAAAGAAAGTGTATGAGCGGGGCGCCACTCCGGATGTTCAATTTCTAGAACACTTCCGAAGTGAGAGTAGCCAACGACGAAGGCATGGGGGGATAAGACCTCTCTAAATTGTGGGGAAAGAGATGCGAGATGATCATCACCATAGCAGGAGATCCAACAGTTGGACATGATCTCTTCATAAGTCGGATAATGGAGGCGCTTCTCTTTGAAGGCCCAAAGGATAGAATAGAAAGACCGACGAACAGAGACGAGAGTGTTAGACACAGTAGTAGAAGCATGCCCAGTGTTGTGTCCGGTGAATTTCTGCCAAACTTCACCAGAGGGAAGCTTGCACTTGCAAAACGTGAGGAAGTAAGCTATCATGATATAAGCCTGGAACATATTTGTCGTTTGGAGTTCAGCTGGGAGCGCATCAAAACGAAGCCGAGCGTCAGCGAGATTCTCCTGAAGAGTGAGAGAAGAGTCGAACCGCGCACCATCATGACCCACGCTCAGCCAATGGGGCTTCACATGGCGCTTCATGAGTTCATCCCACCCACGATGGAAGGGAGTAAAGCCAACCTCAGACCAAGTGCGGCCATGAGAAGAATAAAACTTTTCATTGAAGTCATGATGTAGGCGACTCTGAATGTAGAGAAAATCACGTTGCATGCCACAAATTGTGCGTATTTTACCGAGACTGACCTTCTCCGAGGGACGAATCTCAACCTTGCCAAAGACAGTGGAGTAGGGCTCGAAGAAGATCTGATTAACCCAGTTGTCATAAGCGTGTTGCACAGGATCGGACATCGCATCGAAGAAAGCTTTTGCGGTGCGCCAGCGCTGGTTGAGAGGGTAACCATTGGAACGGGTCAAGTCGAAGCCCGCAACCGTGTCAGAGTGAGAAATTGGGCGAGATTCGCGGACATGAGGAAGAAACATTTGTCTGAGGTACTGGTCTGCAACCTCAAACGTTTCGATGTCTGGGGAACAAGGGAGGCGAGAGTATTTCGCGAAATCGTTAAAGCACTGAGAATTCGTGGGGTTGGTGATGGTGAACTCAGAACTTGACCAATCACCAGGTACATGACGGGTGACAGAATCAAACAATCGATTTGGG